ATACGGGCTGTGGCAGTATGGGGATCACCTGACTCACATGCTTCCAGATAGCTTCCATCGTGGAAGAGGTTCCATTCGATCGCGCCGACGACATAGGACTCTCCTGACTTGGCGTCGAACTTGGCAAGCTTCATTCCTTTGTCGGCAATGAAGATCGAGCGGAACGACTCCTCGACATTCTGGAGGTTACCTCCAGTGCCGAACTCACTAAAGCTAGAGCTAAAACGGCCGGTACTAGTACCAGCAATATTATAAGAAGTACGGATACGGCCATCTTTGTCTACCTCTGTCTTGAGTACCTGTATCTTCTTCTGCAATTCGCCCATCATAAGGAGATGGGAGCAGATTTGCCGAGCGATTAGATACTCGGTTTGGATTTTTTCGAGCGCGGCGATGTCGGTGGTTGGTCTTCCACCGCGCCGAATAACGGGAATGCCGAGCGCCTCATAGAAGAGGTAGCGTTTGTCGTCATTGGATCGCCAGTTGAAGCTAGGTAGGCCGACGCCATCAAGCACAATGATTTCAAGCTGCCGCTCAAGGCGCTCAAGTAGATCAAAGTATTCGTCGATGACACTGGATTTGCGCGCATGGTCAACTCGAACGCCACGCAGCCGCATTTCGAGCACTGGACCTTGTAGGTCTCTTGAAAAGTTATAGACGGGTCCAGTATCGTCGTCCAGTTGTGGTAGGAGCACGTCGAGGATTTCTCCGGTGATGCATGCATCGATTCCATTGTATACCCACTCTCTTTCCATTGCGGTGTAGGTTGAAGGGTCGGCTTCATCGGTGGAGATGATCTTCACTTGCGCTTCTCACAGTGCTCAGCGAAGGTCTTGATAACGCCGGTCTTGACGTTCCTGAAGCCGATTGCCTTACACTTCTTGCACCGTAGGCGAAGGTGGCCGTTGCCGTTATGATGGGATAGCTCTTCCCAATCGTGTGGATCGGGCCTAAAGACCGGTGCTTTCATTTTCTCCATCCAATAGCCAGTCGATCATCTTGTGGATATTGTCACGCGTCTGGGCCTCGGTTAGTGGAATGAGGGCTATTCGGCACTTGGCTGCCCTCTGCCACTCGACGGAGGGCACTTCCACTTTATCGTGTGGATCGAAGATAATGTGGAGCCTACTCATTGCTTAGTGTCCTGATGCCCGTCAGCCTGCCCGGTATCGTATATCCCGTCGCCCGTATACACAGGGCTTGGGCCACGGCGTAGCAGACAAGCAAGTCGAACGGTATCCATACCCAAAATAGGATTGTTGAAAAACTCAAGCTGTAGAGTGCGATATACGCCGTGGTCGGCGGTGCGTTGTAGCGCGTACCGGCTAGGCGCATCCCAATGCATGTGCGTCGGAAGATCATGTGATAGCTCAAGCACAGTCCGACAGTCGTCAGCTTCCAGTAGATGCTCGGCAACAAGACGTAGAAGGGTAGCGACAGCACTAGAATGATAGTACAGTTCACCATACTGGCGATTGTCTTCTGCTTTAGGGTGCTCACTCATTGGTCCCTCTTAATGGTTGTGGTTTTGCGTTCGGTTTTCCACGCGCCTTCGTCCGTGTAGATTGATCCAAGATAGCCAAGCGCCTTGAGAGACTCGGGCTGTAGGGCGTGATGGAGCAGCATGGTGTCGTGCTCGGCCCCACGGACACGTACCCCAACACTTCGCCAGAGAAAGGCGATGTCGTAGAGTCCATTTTGGAAGACCTTTTTAATCGTTCGGTCTTCGAGAACTCGTTGGACATGATGCCAAGCAAGTACCTCTGCATTGAGATTAGGGAAGTAACTTCGGTTCTTCTTTCGCCGGTCAAAGAACGGCACAACGAGCGCAAGGTTTGGTCTCGGGCTGAGGCCGATGCAAGTAATGTCTTCGCCAGACGTCTCGATGTCGACGCTAAGGACCCGGCAGTTGCGTACATGGCGGTCGATGAACGTCCGTATGTCTTCGACATTGGGTTCAATCCATATCTCACGGTGAGGTCGGCGGATTTCAGGGAAGGCCGACTCACGCTTGGCTTTGATTAGGTCGGCTACCGTCGTGGGTCGAAGCTCCCACTGGCGCAGCACAGCAGCAGGATGATAAGTAGGCAGAAGCTTAAACCCAGTAGCAGTATGAGTAGAGAGACGTGTGGTACCCCTGAGCTTGGTGATACCTGTAGAGCCTGCCAAAGCCCATAAAGCAGAATTGCCGAGGCAGACAATAAGCTCAGGCTCAAGGCTAATGATTTCATCTCCTAGCCTTTCTAGTTCGGGGATGAACTCGGTGCGGACCCACTTGGATTTGGTGAGGGGCGGGTAGCCGACGATGCCCTCGCGTTGGCTGCCGCAGAAGTTCTCGATCTTGTTGTACTTTGGGCGGGCATTGAATACGTTAGTGGTGCGGACGGCGTCGGAGTGAAGCTCCCATACCTTGGCGACATGGCGAGAGTTACCCTCACGGAAGTAGCGATGCAGGAGGTCCGCATCGCCGTTGGTGAGGGTAATGATGTCGGCCTCGTGCAGCATCTTGAGTAGCTCCACCCCGGCGGCGCCAACGAAGGGAACGTGCACACGTTCTTCGCTCTCGCCCCAGGCCTCGCCGACGAGGAGGATCATCGCACCTGCTCCACTGTGAACAGGGACGATGTGCACCTCTCAAAGTGACGGCGCCTGATCATTGCGCTGACGTACTGGTTGGGAATCTCGCACAGGTCTTTCTCCGTTAGGCCGTAGAAGTAAACAAAGAATGGATCGCCGTCCTCGTTCCACACCTTGATGCGGACACAGTCTCGGCTTCTCCTGTCGATCATCGCATATCTTCCAACTGAAGATTGTTGTAGCCGCCGATGTCTTCCCAGTGTTCACGGTAATCTGATCGGCCGGATAGGATGCGCGACCACTTCATCATCTCCTGATCGTACACCTCGCGCATGACGTCAGTCATCTTGCCCCAGCCGGGTGCCTCATGGCCGATCTTCTTCAATGCTTGAGAGAGCTTGGCGTTGTCCTTGAAGTTGCCGTGGGTTTTCCACCGCTCACGGTTGAGGGGGTGGGATAGCTTGGGCTGCTCACCGGAGTTGGTCTTAGCTGGCTGCCCAGCCATTAAGTTTTCCATCTCTTGTAGGTTTACGTCTGGTTCTGGCATGGGATTTCTCCATTGGAAGGGGTGGTCCCCCGCCGGGGACTGTGACAAACAGGTTCGACGGGGGACCTAGTCGGGTTACGTCGTGGCTGTTACCCGACTATTAGACTTTCGCTGTAGACTTCACGTTAGCGTAGAACGCCGAGCCGTCCTTGGCAGCACCGTGGACGACGTTGGCGATAACCTGCTGGCCGGGCAGTTCCTCGATGGCCTCGGCAAAGGACTTGCCTTTGATCGTGATGCCACAATCTTCGATGAACTTCCGGAGACGGTACTTGGAGTCTTCGGTCAGCCAGAGGGTGTAGCGAAGGGTGCGGTTCTCCAGACCGCCCATCTTCTCAAGCTCCTCCGTATCAACATCCTTGTACGGTTCGAGCGGTTGCAGGGTGAACTCAGCGTACTCCGTCTGCTGCTGAGTCGACTTATCGTACCGGGGCAGCCCGGCGACGAGGCAGATGTACGAGCCGGTGGGGATAGGCTTGGGCCGCTCGGCATCCTCGACCTGTTGATCGAGAATGGACGAGAAGCTTAGGCTCTCCTGTTCCTGCTCTGGCTCTTGTTGTGGTTCGGGTTTCTTGTTTAGGTCACGTCGAACGATAGTGGGCTTGATAGCCATTGTTTAGACCTTTCGTAGTGAAGATTTGGCTGGTTTAGGTACCTCCCGCAGAGCCTCGAATAGCTCTGCGAGCCCTGTGTCCGTTGGCAAAGACTTTTCGCCGATAGGCTTGGCCGTTGCCAAACTGATCTGTGAGTCTGATTCTAGCTGTATGGTTCGTTTACCTCCTCTGTTGACATAACGGATATAGTTAGGGAAGTAGGCCGGTATCTTTGGTCCTAGCTTCTGGCCTACCCCTTGTGGGAAGATTTGGTCAGGTCCAACAACTTGAGGTTGGTACTGTCCGTGTCCGAAGACGAGGACGTTGGTTTCGAAGAGCGGCGACGTGAGCCCGGCGAGGACATCCTCGATCGCGTTTTGAGAGTCAGCGTAAGTCGCTCGTTTATCATACTCGCCCGAACGTCCTTTAGGCGTGAGAGGCTCTCTCCAGTCAAACGCCGAATCGCAGAGACGACTGAGGGTATCAACCACAAGGATAGTATCACTTCCCCATTCTGCGGGTCGACCGAGATCGACGTCATCGTACTTCCAATGGTCAAGCATCCGGATGGCTTGGATGAACGCTGTCGGCTTACCATCTATCACTGGTCCTTCTGGTGTCATCTTGCGCTTGTCGCGCAAGGTACGGAACTCGACGTTGCCGATTAGCTCGGGGCAGCGCTGCATGATCATGAACTTGAGTGGATCGAGCAGGTTGTCCATGTCGAGGATGCGAAGTTTGTAACCCACTTCGACGAGCGAGACCATCGAACTGGTTTTGCCAGACTTCGGATCACCGATAGCTAGGCACTTGATAAAGCTGTTACTTTGGTGTTGGGCTAGACTGGGCATTGGCTTTCCTTATTCGTATCTCAACGGCGTCGCCGGTGGTTAGGTTTGGGAAGTCTTGGCCCATGTAGAGACTCTCATGTGAACCCTCGAAGAGTACGAACCAGCCGACGGATTGGGTCTTGAAGACCGAGTCCGGGCCATGCCCGGCGACATGAAGGCGCTGAAAACGATGCTCTACGTCGGCGACGGTGGTGTTGATGATGTAGACTACCTCGGCTGAAGTGGGTTCCATGGGGTTCCTCGTTTGAATGATGACTCTAGGAACTTCTCTCGTACGCTTGGGTCTTTCTGGCATATCTCACGGAAGCGGCAGCCGCCGAACTTGTCACAGGCCGTATCGTTATGGGGCCAGTAGCCAACCTCGGCATAGTATTCAGCCATGCCGAGCCAGTACTCTAGGTCTCCTAGCCATTCCGTCAGTCGGCCTTGGGATCGTTGGGTGACACCACGGGTGGAGCGGGTCTCGTCGACCATCAGCTGGATGGCCTCGATGATCACGCCCTTCACCGGCGAGGGCTTTGGGTTTTCGTCTTCGAGCACTTGACCGGCAGCGAAGGTGTAGAGTGTCATCTGATTATTTGGGTCGTATTGATCGAAGTAGTAAGGGCCGGGAGTCGATGTGGTCGTTTTGTAGTCCATGACGTACAGGCAATCACTGAACTCGACAACACGGTCAAGATGTCCGCACAGGACATAGGGCTGGAATAGTACGTCTTCTCCGTCTCTCGTGGATACAGCCGCCCGTGGTCCAAAGTCCAGCTCAAAACGAAAGCTAAGCTCGACAGCAGCAGTGCCAGTAGAGGCCCGAATATATGTTGTTGCTGGGTCTTCTTCATATTTGTCCAGATAGTCGACGATGGCGCGGATAAGAGTGTTGCGGTTCTTATACTTGCCGGGTCGGGTTTCGGTGTCGGGGTTCCAGCCGTATGTGCGGCAGAGGGTGTCGAGCACAACATCGTGCACGGCATCATCGTGACTCGCACCGTCGGTACGGAGGAGTTGGTACATCTGGAGCGAGGTGTGGACTTCCTGTCCAAAGCGAATGTGGATGGACTCGCCTTCGCTCTGCCACCCGTCGATCATGATGTACTTGTAGAGGCGTGGGCATTGCTTCAGATAGCTGATGCTCGTAGCATCCCATGCGTATTGGATGTTGGAGTTGGGAAGGAATGGGGACGGAGCCTCGATCGGCGGCGGTTCGAGGTCCATAGCGGACTTGATTGGCTGGTTGAGGATGCTCATACGCGCCTCACGAACTTGGGCTTGTCTGGTGTCGCTGTGGGTTTGATTTGCTGAATGATGCTGCTCATGTCGACGGTGATCTTCGGTCGATCTTTCTTTGGCTTCTCACCGGCTTCAACCCGTGCACGGTTGTTGCGGTGGTAGGCCACTAGGATGTCGATGTCGTCGGGTACGACTAGATCGTTCGGTGGTTTGTTCATGATCTCGTCAATCGTGCTCATCTGCTACTCCGTAGTTAACCTTGCTGCGCCGTTCGCGCAGGTAGCGGTGGATAATCTCACGCACATAACCGGACCAGCCTCGGCCGTAGATGCGCTCTAGCTCCTCTACGTCGTTGAGGTAGAGCCGGATGGAGGTGAGGAAGAGTGGCTGCTCATTCATGTGACTTTGTTCACCGGGTTCTTGACCAGCCATACCTCGCCGTTTGGCATAAAGCAGACACGGACGTTGGCCAGTTCGGGGTTCTTGTTTCGCGCCTTGTATAGTTCGCGCGCCACTTCGCGCTGGTCGTCCGTGGGAATGGCAAGGCCAATCTCGGCCTTCTGTGCCCTATACCAAAGAGCGAGCCAGTCAGTCATACACGTCTCCTGAATCGTGCTGATGTAGGTAGCGGTGCTTGAGTTGGAGCCACTCGCTCAGGTTCCGGGGTTTGCTCAGGTCGATCTTCCTCGTCGGTGATTGGTTCGATGACCTTGGCAAAGGATTGGGTAGGCTCAAGGCGGACCCAAACCTTGTCGTTGTATTCGAGTCGGATGGTGATGATGTCATAGGGTGATCTGCCGTGCAGCGGATGGTCTGGTTCAGGGTAGATGGTGGCGTTGCTTTCACGATGTAGCTTTCTTGCGTAGTGCATACGGGCCCTGAGGCGCTCTGCCGCCTCACTGGACTCGCATGGTACCTTGACCCCTTTGGGGTGCTCTAGCGCTGCATCGAATGCTTCATAGCAATCGGTATAGGCTAGAGTTGAAGACGGGTAAGGCATCAGTCCCACCTAATCGTTAGGGAGTTGATCTCAAAGAGGTTCCTTTGAGACCGGGTTTGAGTGACGTAGCGAAGGTTCAGGTCTTGGTCATTCTCTTTCATCAACCAAGGATCGAGCATGTAGACAGTCTCGAACTCAAGGCCCTTGCTCTTATGGCCGGTGAGCAGTTGGATTTTGCCGTGCTGGGCAAAGAGATGCTCAACGTACTTGATAGCCGTGCCAAGATCGTCGCCATAGGTAGCGAAAATCTTCATGCAGTCGGCCATGTCATTGGCGGTTGAGGATTCTTTGGCTAGTTTTTCAAGTCGCCAATCCTCGATAGCGTTAAGGACAGCAACTTTAGGGGTATGTTCAGGCCCAAGCTTTCGCATAAGGCCGATAAGCTTTGGGCCAACATCTGACCCTGCGACCGTGACAGAGCGGCCGTTCTGGAGAAGTTGCATAGCGAGCTTGAAAAGTGGAGCGTTGTTACGACAGATGATTGTTGCGTTCTCAGCGAAATCTCCAGCGTCCATTCCTTCGAGTTGCTCAACGTGGCCTCCCGGCTTGATCCATTTGAAGTTTGGTACGCGCCAACGAGCAGCCTCGACTATCTTCTCTGGACAACGGAAGCTGACGCTAAGCTCGGTCTTGGTCATGTTCCATTTCACTTGGGCTTCGGCCATAGCGTTAGTCTTAGCTCCACGAAATCCGTAGATGTTCTGCCATGGATCGCCAACTCCAACAACCCGCCCTCTGACAAGGCGTTCAAGCATTGCATAGTTGGTAGGGTTGAGGTCTTGCATTTCGTCGACGAGGATAAGTGGAAATCGAGGGAATGCTCCGCCGAACATCGCCGGCACATAAATCTGATCGTTGAAGTCAATTGCTCCGGCGTAAGCGGCTTGAATTGATCTTTCGAGGACCTCGTCGACGAGATCGATGACAAAGTCACCCGGCTGCTCTTCCAAAGCGGCAATGAGTTGCTCTCTGGTGCAGAGCCGAGGAGTGTCAGGGTAGATACCGTCGGGGATGTAGCCGAGCGCTTTGGCCATTGCGACGCCGCCGATGACCTCGAAGAACGCGTCACGCATTTCGTCGGCGAGGCGCTTTGGCTTGGTTTCTTGGATGATGACTTTGAGGATGTCATTGGTCTTCTTCTGGTTGACAACCAGCCGCTTGCCAATCGTCTCTGATAGGACACGATGGCCACAGCTGTTGAAGGTTTGGCAGGTTGTAGTGGAAAGCATCCGCTCGGTTGCTTCCTTAGCGTTTCGAGTATTGAAGACTAGGTAGAGGATTGGTTGCTTCTTGATTTGCTTCTCACCCATTTCGAGGGTGGTGGTCTTGCCGGTTCCGGCATAGGACCACATGATGATGTTGTCGTCGGTCTTGGTGAGCAAGTCGAGGTAGTGGAGTTGCTCGTCGGTGGGTGGTGGCGGCGGCTCAGAGGCGGCCACCGATGAAACGAGATCGTTGAGGATACTCATTTGCCGACGGCCCTCCAGTCAATGCGCGCCCGGCGCTTTGGTGTCGGTGAGGCGACGAAGGATGCCGACAAGGAAGAATATCTCGCCGAGCCTGATGTTACCGAGAGGTCGGGAAAGGGATTCTCGTATCGTGGCAGCTTCCTCGCTCGTGAGAGTAATCTTTCGATTAGCTTTGGCAGCTTTTGCATGTGCAGACCTTTTCATTGCAGACCTCGTCTGGCAAGGACGGTGATGTGTCCTTGCAGCTTCTTCAAGTTTTCAGTTACGTGCCACCAGCCTCGGGCCAGTACGGTGCCAGGGCCGGTGCCTTCGGCATTCTCTAGGTGCATGAGCATCGCTGCGTCTTCTTGAGCAAGACGCAGGTGCTCCATCAGTTTGTAGTAGGTTTCGCCTTTGGTTGGGACGGTCATCTCGGCGAGCCATCTGGCTGTCGGGTGATGGCGACGTTGACCCACATTGCGACTTCGCGCAGCTTGCGTAGGATGTAGGTCTTGTCGGGGCCATCAGGTACATTGTCCTCAATCATACTCGCATATGAGTTAGCGCAGTTGCGAAGATCACGCATTACCGACATCTGGTACTCGGTCGGCTGTAGGTATTCGAATGTAGAGTCATGCATGGTCATATCCTTTCTGGGATTTGCCCTGCTATGATGAGGGCCTTTTCAAGATACTCTAGGCGCACTCGGTGCATCTTGAAGCGCTCCATGTGCGTGTGCACGATCCGCACTAGCAGGAACATGGCTACCGTTAGGGTTACTGCCCATATGCTGATGACCACGTTAAACGCTGTTTGCATGGGGAATGGAGGGACATTTGCGTCCCTCCCCTCTGGTTGTTGGTTAGGCTAGGCTGACTACCTTCCGCCGATTACGGAAGGCAAAGGCTAGTCCTACGAAGCCGAGCAACATCATGCCCCACGTGCTTGGCTCTGGCACTGCACCGGCGGCAACGTCGACACGATAGTGCTCGAAGTCAGTGATGTTACCACCGGCATCGAGCAGCGTGTACATGTTGATCGTCTCACCGTTGATGGCCGACAACGTGAACCCGGACTGTGCGTTCGGGTCGATCATGCCGAGGTTGAACGTGAACAACGTGGTGCCGCCGCCGGGTTCGTTGGCGGTGACGAATGCTGTCACGGTCCCGGTGCCCTTCAGAGAGAACACGTCAGTGGCGGTTGGCAACACCGAGGTGTTGGTTGCGTCAAAGACCTGTATCTGGAGGTCGCTCGTGTTGGCAATCTTAATGTCGTTGCCATTCTGAGCACCCACAAACAGTGCGTTTCCAGACAGGTCAGTGAAGTCAACGACACCTTGGTTCATGCCGTTGAAACTCCCAAGGATTAGACCACCTACTTGAGAGTCAAACACCACGTTGTCACCAGTCCCGCTCAGTTTGTCGAGTATGGTGACGTCAGCCATCGCAGCGATTGGCGTCATTGCCATTGCTGTGGCCAATAGTAGTTTCTTCATTGTAGTCCTTTCATATTACCCCGTTTGGTAGTGGAGTCCCCTTCTCGTTCACCGGTATATTTCGTCCGGTGCTTGTTCGATCTCGTCAGCCCACACTTGGCCTTTTCCGTAGTTGACTACTTGGTAGGCCGCTCGACAGTCTCGGTTGGCACAGTAGACGTAGCAGCCGTCGATGTAGAAGTCATCCTCATGGCACTTGGGACAGATACCACTGCGCAGACATGAGCCTTCTTGGTTGGCGCGTGGTGTCCCATCGGTAACTGGGACAATGTATGGCCGTCGCCGACGGTCGAATAAATGGCCTAACACGACCACCACTAGGAGCATGGTGGCCGGAATGATTATTTGCCAAATGGACGTTGGTGTGGGGATCATACGCGCCGATTGAATGGTTGTTTGGGTGGAAGTGTTAGGCCGAGCCGGGCGAGCAGGGGGACCGGCGTTTCGTCGGCCATGTGTTCCCTGACGCTGTAAAGCGTCCCGGCGTAAGCGCCGCTCTCGATCTTAGAGAAGGCGTGGTTGAGAGCAAACTCGATGCAGTTGCCAGTGGCGACGACCACGTGCACATCGTCGGTGCAGTTGACCTGCCAATCAGTTTCGGACAGCTTGATTAGGTGAGTTACATACCAGCCGTCAGGCATGGTCTCGTTGAGTGTATCCTCGATCATTTGGCACTCATCTTCTTCACAAGGGCGAGTGCCTTGAGGCGCTGCTCAGGCGTGAACTCACCACGAGGCAGACGGCCACGAGGCTTGGGATGGGTGATGTGCGTCATTGGGTACTTGGCACGGGCCACTGACTTCAGTGGATGCTGCCGGTGAACCTCACGCAGCACATTGAGGGCCTTGGCAAAACCGGCCTCGGTCAAAGCATGCTTCTGGATGTACGGCATTGGGGTGCCGGGCATTTCCACGTACACGTATTCGTCATCGACCCAGCACGTCAATGCCCAAGGCGGGCGAAACGTGGTTACACTGGCAGACATAGCAGCGGTTCCTTTCGTTGGCGGGATCGTTTCATAAAGGGCTCGGCCTACTTGAGCACTAGGCAAATCAGAGCGCCGAGTATGCCACCCGTTAAGGCTGTCTCACCGCCGGTGATCTGGCCTAGGCCGTAGCCTATGGCTGCGCCGATGATGACGACTACGGCTATTGCTATGGCTCGACTGCTCATAAGATGCTCTCCCATTCTACCCCTATTGTACCACAAAACGAAGAAAAAGTCAAGTCTGATGTATCTGATTACCTGATAGTCTCATAGGAATAGCTATGCGCCCAGCGCATAGGTGGTATGCGCCCAGCGCATGGCTCAGGGCGGGGGTGCGACAATTTGCCACATAGACAAAGCCATCGGCGATGTGTATGATATACGGGTAGTGCCGAGGTGTGTAAGAGGCAATCCTGCCCGTCACCATGATGGTGCTGCGCATCTCGACACTACAATCCCACACAACAGAAGGAGGCCAATGTGGCCCAGTTTGATATTCAAATTACGAAGGCTAAGGATAGCCTTCAGGTCGACAGCGACGTCGATGTGTCCGACGAGGAAGTATACAAGTGGTGCCTTGCTGAAGGCATTAAGGTCTATCTCAACAAAGGCATGGGCAAGATCACCAAGGCGAACTATCCAGACGAGGAGAAGCGGAAGGAAGCCGCACTGGAAATCGCCATGCAGAACCTTGAAGACCTCAAGGCAGGCAAGATGCCCAAGCGTGGTCGTGTATCGGCTAAGGCCGGTAAGGTGCCCGGTAAGGTTATGACCGAGGCTCGGCGGTTGGCGAAGAACCTCATCAAGGATGAGATGAAGCGTCAGCAGATCAAAGTCTCACACGTTGAGGCGAGTGAGATCACGAAGGCAGCTAATCAGCTGCTTGAGGCTGATCCAAGCCTCATCGAGCAAGCGTACAAGAACCTCGAAGAGAGGGAGAAGGTGCCAGTCAAGATCGACATCAAGAGTGTCATCAAGACTTCACCCACCAAAGTTGCTGCTGCTGAAGCCAAGAAGGCGAAGGCTAAGGCCGCTACGAGCGCCAAGCAAGCTGCAATGGTGCAACCAAAGGCACGGCCGACGGTACAGCCTACCGTCCGGCACTAACAGTTACCGAGGCTCATTGCTGTACACAATGAGCCTCACACATACCAGCAATGAGTGGCCACTGGTTAGTGCACATAACCAAGCAAGCTCAGGATGGTATGAGCACAGGGGAAGGGGCGCTTATGCGCCTCTTCCTTTCCCCATTTAGCTGCCATGAGGAGCACCTATGGCAATCTATATCACGGTTAACCTGAAGGATGGACGCACGTTCGACGTGCCCAAGCCTGAAGGTGAGAAAGGCGGCAAGGATAAGTTCGTTCTTGGTGCCTATGCTCATGTCAAGAAGCTCTATCCCACATGGTCGTCGATGGTTTTGACAGTGGTCAACGACGATGAACATCTTCAAACAGGAGGTCAGTCATGACTGACGTAGTTACTGCGCCGACGGAGGCGGAAATGATCAATATCCGAAACATGTTCTCGAAAGCTGCCGATGCAATCGTGAGTGCCAGTGAGCTTGGTAAGCGCGTTACCGAGCTTGAGAAGGAACAGCATCGGCAGAAGGACGAGATCGAGGGCCTAAAGGCGAGCAATCAGTGGCTCAACGATCAGCTTAACACGGTGCGGCAGCAGCGTGATGCGTTGCAGCGTGAGATCGAGGAGAAGCGTCAAGGCATGGAAGTGCTGAGCCGTGATCTCGCCAATGCTCATGACATCAACACGGTCAGCAATGCTCGTATCACCGAGCTTAGTGATAAGCTGCACGCCAGTCAGCGTGAGAGTGACGATCACTTGCTGAGGGCAATGACTGCCGAGGAAGAGCTTGACAAGGTTAAGGCCAAGCTCGATGAGGCATTCGAGTGGATGGATGCAGCAAAGGCGCTGTTTCATCGGAATGCGCCGAAAGCAGCAGAGCCTGTGCCCTTTCCCGCTACTGACGGCGGCACTATTCATGCCGTTGTTGGTGAGCCTGAACCTGCTCAGCCTGCTCATGAAGAGGTGAAGACCGGCACCGACCCTTACCGTTGGTAAGCAGAACAACGGCGACTAAGGCGGGATGGAGACATCCCGCCTCTCTTTGTCCCTTATGAGCCTTCAGTACATGGTTGCGTCATGTAGCTGACACCTACCAACGGGTGCCGGGGGTCACTCCCCGGAGGCTCTTCAAAGGAGGCCGCAATGATCCCCATAACTGATGAAGAGTTTGATGCGTTGTTTGACACGCATGGTTCCAAGATCATCTACGGTTTTACCAATAACTATGACGTGTACGTTCACCGTTGGCATACGCCAATCAAGGTAATGGTTAGCGGCGTAGTTGAGAATTGGTACTATGCGCCTAGCTACAATCCCCGACATGTACCAGTGGTGATGCCATGCGCACGTTCCTGATGTGGGTATGGTATGCATTCATGCTGTACGTCCTGTTACAAGCGGCAGGGTGCTTTTGGCAGGGATAGGTAGTCTCAAGAGGAGGTAACGATGCAAGTGGCTGTGTATCGGTATAAACCCACCAACATCTATGTCAAGATCAAAGGAGAGACATACGAGAAACAAACCCAAGACTTCGTTGGAATAGTTGAAGCGGATAGCCTCATTCAAGCTGCCGAGGCATTTCCGGTTTGTGACTTCACTCTAGCATTCTACGAGGTAAAGGACGATGAGCACAAAGCATAAAGACTGCCCATTCCAGATGAAGCGCGCCAAGATAGACGATCGACAGTATGTCTGGAAGCTGATCGACATCACCACTAACTGCACAGTGGCTTGTGGCACAACAAGCAATCCATTCAATGCGCCGCAGTATATCAGGCGCATTCAAGCGTCCCTCAACAGCAGATACATGCTCGACAAGCTGAGGATATGCTGATGACATGGAACTATCATCTCCCACACATACAGAAATGCGCATTCAAGAGCCACGACGGTGAGCAGTTTGAAGCTGCATATGCCGTTGTTGATCGTGATAATGAGCCCATTGTGTTCCTGACTGTGGATGAAGAGGATGGGTTTTGGTGCGTGTGGCATTACGATGAAGTTGCAGAATGGAAACTGTTCAGTGAGAGGAGAGTGTGATGGCACACTGCATAGCATTCACTCGTAAAGGGCATAAAGGGCAAGCTTCATTCATCGACATTGATAATGCTATGTGGAAGCACTTCAATGCTCGGCCGGATGATAACTGGTATCGTGAGTGGTACAACACCATCGCAATGGGCCTAGCTGCTGGGCTGGACTATGAGAAGCTGCGTGAAATCTATCCCGAGCGTACCGACATCGTTGATTGGCTTGAGAAGCATTACACATACAAGACATGGAGGGAATGGTGATGAAGGGATACACCATCTACCTCATCCACATCGAGCCAAGGTATCGCCATGCTGGGCATTACCTCGGCATATGCCGCAATGGCAGAGATGTGGCCGATAGGTTTAAGGAGCATTACGAAGGTCGTGGTGCTGTGTTAACGCAACATGCTAGGCGCGCTGGCTGCCAGTTACAGTTAGCGCGTGTGTGGTTCAATTGTGAGTTTGCACAAGAACGGCGCATGAAGGGCAGATCGTTACTTCCATTGTGCCCAATATGCAAGGAGAAAGCAAATGAGAAAGGCATACGTACCAGATATGATCGTAAAGGTAGAGGCAAGAAGAATAGCCCGGCTACGCATCAAGAAGGCAATGAAGCGCGACGGATTGAAGATAAGCAACTTCGATGCAGCGGAGATAACCAAGGCAGCGCAGGAGTTGATCGAGCGAGATCGTTCTATCTTGGCGACAGCACGCTACAACATACTGCGGCGCAATAGGAGCACGCGCCAAGCTCAGCGGTAGCCGGGTACGCTTGCCAATAGGAAGCCCGTGGATGCGTTTTGCTGGTATGGGCGCTAGGGCAGTACCGGGCGGGTGCATTCGGCGCATCAGCGGCCAATTGTAGGGCACTGGGAGGCATTCGGCAGACGGGCAAGGGGCAGGTAGTCTCAACAGCGCAAACGAAAAGGGCCGGAGCAACTAAGCTCCGGCCCTTTCTTTTTGTGCTTTATGCCGTTAGATGCGGCACATGAATATGATCCACACCATTGCGCCAGCCATTAGCAGGAATGCCGTGTGTGCGTCGATCATGTTACCTCCAATGAAAAGGGGCGCATTAGCGCGCCCCATGTAGTCTCAGGTGTAGGTAGTCTCAGGCGCGGCGACCGTTGGCAGCTTGCTGCGCATAGAACGCGGCGAGATCGAGCGTCTTTTGCCCGTGGACCGGCTTCAACGTGGGCGCAACACGCGCCTTTTCAGCGACGCTCAACTTGCCGAAATTGTAGTTGAATGCCAGATCACGATTAGCCGGTAGGCCATTGTCGCGCATGTAGGCCGTGAAATCCCGCTCGAATGCCTCTTTGGCCTCACGTGCTTTGGTGCGCATCTCAACGAGCGCATCCCACGCGCCTTCGAGATGCGGCGGGACCAGTACGTTGTTGATCCATGCCTCTTTGGCGATTTCGCTGCGCTTGAATGCCATTGCCGTGTTCCTTCTATGTTGCGCTGCAACGTGGCCCAGTGCCAGTGCTCAGGCGCCGTGCATCATGGCGCGCCGATTGTGGCAACAGTGTGGCGCGCCGGTGCGACATCTCGCCGCATCCCTAGTGGTGCCCTTATACTCCCCTTGTGGTGCCCTCATAGCCTGATAGAGAGATACCCCGCCCGTGTGCCGCTCCTGCCTTCCTTCCTGTGTGATGTGTGTGTGTGTGAGAAGACAGATAGAGACACGGGCGGGGTGTCCGTCTATCAGGCTATGAGGTGTCTACAAGGGCACCACAAGGGCACCACAAGGGATAGTAGCGGCGCAGCGCATCGGCCCAGCGCAGCGCAATGGCCATGCCGTGACCCATCTCGATGCGCCAGTGCCGTTGACTATCGCCATACCATCGCTGATGCGGGGGCCGGGGGCCAAAAGCCGCCGCCTTGGGTGGCGGCGGACTGCCTCTCAATCCGAAATAAAAATTTCGACTTGTAATACAATTGTACCACAAGAGGCTCAACGAAGGGGCTTGATTTATAAATCTAGGTGTGGTACAATGGTAGTCATGATGGAATTCGTCGACGCGGGTTGGCTCCTCCGACCGTGCGTGTATTTGCTTATCTGGAGGGGCGAGGTAGTGTATGTCGGGCAGAGCAGGAAGCCGCTGAGCCGACTGTACACGCACGTGAGCGCCATGCGTGGCGCCGCCCGAGGGCGAAGTCAGCCGTCGTGGTTGAGCAGCAAAGCCGTTCGGTTCGATGATCTGCGCGTCCGGCCGTGTGCTTCCGCCGAGCTTAACGACCTTGAGCGGAGTCTCATCGAACAGTACAAGCCGAAGCATAACAAGGTTCACAAAATCCGGTTGAAGGAACATCCCAAGGTGCCCATTGAGCTACTGGTGAACAATCGCCGGTTGGTCCTTCAGCGGAAAGGGGCGCCAAGGGCGCCCCTCGCTGCATCTGGATTTGTGAGGAGAGTATGAAGAAGCCCATCCACATCGGTCCGGTTCGTGAACTGACCCAAGCGGAGACGGCGATGCTCCGTGAGCGCCGGGCCATGCCGCGCATCGCTAAGCTGCGTGACGCTCACCATCAGGTCGCGTTGCTCTTCGCCATGGGCCACACGCCGTACGAGGTGCGTGACATCACTGGGTATTCGTACGAACGGGTCCGGACTCTCCATGCCGACCCTGCGTTTCAGGACCTAATCGCACGGAAACGTGAGAAGGTAGAGCAGACGCACATGGACGCTCAAGCCGCCTTCGCCGCCGAGTCGGTGCGTCTTCGGCAAGCGGCGGTCCGACACTTAGCTCAGTTCTATGAAGAGGCGGACGAAGCCGGTGAGACGGTCAGCCCCAAGACGTCGCTTGCCATTGCTGTCGAGATGGCTGATCGCACCGGCTTCGGACGTCACACTAGCTCCACTAACGTCAACGTCGCCATCGGCGAAGAGTTAGAGGAACGCATCCGCAAGTTCAACGCGATGAAGCAGGTTGAGGTCCTTCCCGGACCGAAACCAGTACTGCCATTCAAGAGACGCGCATGACTTGAGCCATGCGCGCTGAGGGGGCCCCGCCTTGGACGAACTGCTCGCTTGGTTGGCTTCGTGCAACAAGGACCCAGTGGCATTTGTGCTCAGTGCCTTTCCTTGGGGCAAAGCAGGCACCACGCTTGAGCGGGCCACAGGACCTGAACCTTGGCAGCTTGAGGTCCTGAAGAGAGTCCAAGCGGGGCTCCCTCTCCGTTCCGCCATCCAACTCGCCGCAGCTACCGGCCACGGGGTCGGCAAATCTGCCCTCGTGGCATGGCTGATCCTGTGGTCCTTCTCCACTGGGCCTGACACGCGCGGCGTCATCACCGCCAATACCGAAGCCCAGCTGAAAACCAAGACCTGGGCCGAACTCGGTAAGTGGTTCAATCTCTTCATCGGCAAAGACCAGTTCTACCTCACTGCCACCGCTCTTCTCTCCCGTGACCCGTCGCGTGAGCGCACATGGCGCATCGACCAGGTCCCATGGAGCGAGAAGAACACCGAGGCCTTCGCCGGGATGCACAACAAAGGCAAGCGCATCCTGATGATAATGGACGAAGCCAGCGCCATCCCCGACATGATATGGGAGGTCGTTGAAGGTGCCCTTACAGACAGTGACACTGAGATTATCTGGCTTGCGTTTGGTAATCCTACTCGAAACACCGGAAGATTTAAAGAATGCTTTGCGGGCGGGCGATTTGCTAAATGGTGGCAAACCATTCAACTGGATAGTCGAACCGTTAGCATCACTAATAAAGACCAGATCAACCGATGGATAGAAGCCTATGGCGAAGATAGTGACTTTTGCCGAGTTCGAATCAAGGGCGAATTCCCGAGACACGGCGAGATGGAATTCATCGCGGCGGCCGACGTTGACGCAGCGATGCTTCGCGACGTCACTTCCTCAATATCCGATCCCCTATCCCTTGGATGCGACGTGGCTCGATTCGGCAGCAATGAGTCGGTCTTGGCTTTTAGAAAGGGTCGAGATGCACGAACGATCCAATGGCAGTTCTACCGAGGGATCAACACCGTCGAACTCGCCACAAGGATAAACGATGCGTATCACTCCTATCGGACTGATGGAATATTCATTGATGGGGGCGGTGTTGGGGGCGGCGTTGTTGATAATGTTCGTCATATGGCCCTGCATTGTTGGGAAGTCCAGTTCGGCGGGAAGGACGACGTCGGCGGTTACGACACGGGAAACCAAGGTGAGAAGTACGCCAATAAGCGAGCTGCCATGTGGGGCGCTATGCGGGAGTGGATCAAGCAAGGAGCAATCCCGAATGATCCTGAGCTTAAAGCCCAGCTTATCGGCCCGACTTACACATATAACAATCGCAACGAAATCCAACTAGAAACCAAGGAAGAGATGATGCGGCGAGGGGTCGAGTCCCCCGACCGGGCGGACGCTCTTGCCTTGACGTTCGCTTATCCCCTCGCCGCACACGCCTACGCCGGTGGTGAGTACCCACACAAGCCCCTAGTCGAGTACGAGTACAACCCCTTCGACACGGAGAGAATGCGTGCCTGAGAACGGCCAAGCCCCACCCGACCCTGAGACCAGCTGGCTCGACCACGTCGGCTCTAACTACGACCACGCTAACTCTAACCTTCGCCTCAACCAGCAAGAGCGCAACGTCTACATGCACCATCTCCGTAACCTCAACCGGGGCGGGGTGCAGAACGACGACGGCACAACTTCGACCTACCGCGCCATCACCGCCGGGTTCGGCGACAAGACCTACGTCCTTCCCACCGTCTGGAACAACAAGATCGTTTCAAACGAACGGGCCATGGCCCTAGCTAAGCAGGAAGGGCTGGACAAGTTTCCGTCCTATTCCAATCCTGACGTGGCGCTCAAGCGCTACATGCAAATCCACGATTACATGGAGGGAGACCTTCGCCGATGAGTTTCATGAAACCTCCAGCGATGCAGGCGGTTACGCCAGTGGCGCCACCTCCACCGCCCAATCCGCCGACCTACGGTCAACAGGCTAAGCAGCAGCGGCCGTCAACCACACCGTCGATGCAGTTCACCGCCTCAGTGCTTGGCACTCTGCCTCAGTCCGGTCAAACGGCTCAGCGGTCACTCCTCGGCGGCGCGTAATGGCTCTCGTTGTACCCATCACCGGCAATCAGCCGCCTCGCCGTGACGATCCCGGCGACGGCAACCTTATCATGGCCGCCGGTATCATGGATGGGCACGACCGCCTCGTCAATCCAGAGTTCAAGGCAGCTGAGGCTAGCTGGCTCTCCGACTGGTGGTACGGCAAGGAGAAGCCGGGCACTCCACCCAGCGCCCCTATGGGCGAGCCCGGCGAGAGCGACATGGCCGTGGGTAAGGCCGTCTCAGGTAAGGAAGGCGGCTTCGGCGGTACAGAGCACTATCCCACGAAGGAAGAGGCAGAGTTCGCCAAGTCCGTTGGGCTCGGCTACGGCAAGTCGTGGGAACGCCACTTCATGGATCAGAACCTTCGCGTCTATGGCGAGTCCGGCAAGGCCGGTTGGCTGCCACAACCGCTATTCCAAGCAGGCAAGACCTCCCCAGAAGCCTTCAAACAAGCCTTCGTTCACGGCGATCCAAAGACCTTCGACTTCCAACAGCTGAGCCCTGAAGCTAAGCAACGAATGGGCGACGTGGTCGCTCGGGCGGCTCTCGCCGCCGGGCGTGATCCTATCGCCACACTCGGTTTTGATCCGCAGAAGTCTGCCTTCTCAATGCAGAAGCAGGCCACGACCCTCGGTGGCTTCACCCTCGCCTACGATCCGACCAAGAAGATCACCACACCAAAGCAGATGAAAGAGGCTCGGATTCCCGACACTCCGATCTACATCAACCAAGCCCACAACGAAGTCCTTGACGCTCCGTCCGTCATGGTTCACGAGTCCGTTCACCGTGGCCTTCAGCTTCTCTTCGATCGAAGCCAAGAGGCCGTTCACGAATATAACAAGATGTTCGACCGTTGGGCAGATGCCAGAAGCAAGGTGCAAGCTCTGAAGGAATCCGACGCCGACCCAAACGAACTCCTCGTCCGTCACATCATGCGCACGACAATGGGCAACCCCGAACAGTGGCACAGCATGGGCCAGCTAGTCCGCAACGATCAGATCGAAGCCGCCGAGGAATTCTTTCAAGACCCAAAGAACCTAGCAAGTGTCGCCAAGATACAAGCCATGGCCGCTAAGGAAGTCGCCAAACTCCACGGCGGCCGAGGACCACGCTAAATGCCGATCCAAGCCGGAACCGTACCAAGTATAGGACCCAACTTCAGGCCGGTCACGAAAATCCCGTCCGAGGCCGACCTGAAACTGCGGCAGCATGCGGAAGGTCGCCTGATAGGACTCCGAGTAAACCGCTACTCATGGTGGGTCCACTGGCGTGAGCTGGCCGACTTCATGCTGCCGCGCCGCTACAAGTGGCTTATCACTCCGAACCAAATGGGCCGAGGATCGCCGATCAATCAGCACATGATTGACTCCACGGCGACCCTTGCAGCATATAAATGCGCGGCGGGGATGATGAGCGGCACGGCGAACCCCACGCGGCAGTGGTTCCAACTCCGCGTGGGGACCCTCGACTCTACCCAAACCGGCCCCGTCTCACTATGGCTTGCTGAGTGTGAACGTATCCTCATGCTCATCTTCCAAGAGTCCAACTACTACACCAGCGTTGCCATAGCCCTCCTCGATCTGGTGATCTTCGGCACCTGCGTCCGGGTGATCTACGAAGACTTCGACAACGTCATCACCTGCATCAACCCATGCCTCGGTGAGTACTACCTTGAAAACGGATCGAACCTCCAAGCCAACGCCGTCTACCGAGAGTTCACCTACACCGTCAACCAAGTCGTCGAGCAGTTTGGCATTGAGAACACGTCAGCGGCTATACAGAGACTCTATGCTCAAGGCGGGACCTCTCTCACAAGAGAACTCGTTGTTGCGCACGCTATTGAGCCGAACCACGACGGACGCAAGTTCGGCATACCGGACAAATTCAAATGGCGCGAAATCTACTGGGAATGGGGCGGGTCGGCCGCTCCACAAGGCGGCTCGTCGTACGCACCGAGCCTTTTGAGGAAGCAGGGTTTCTACGAGCAGCCCTTCGCGGCGGGTCGGTGGGACCTCGTCAGCAACGACGCCTACGGCCGCTCTCCGGGAATGGACGCCCTGCCGGACACCAAGCAACTCCAACAAGAGTCTCGGCGGAAGGCGCAGGCAATCGACAAGCAAGTAAATCCCCCCATGCTGGCCGACATTCAGCTGAAGAACCAACCAGCTTCGCTGCTGCCCGGTGGCGTTACCTACGTCAGCGGCCTGATGAACTCTACTAAGAACCAAGGCTTCGCCCCGGTTTACCAAGTGAATCCTAACATCAAGGACATGATGGAGGACCTCAATGAAGTTCGGCAACGGATCAGCAAAATCTTCTATAATGATGTCTTTGCTGTTATCTCCCAGTACCAAACCCGATCAAACGTTACCGCAGCTGAAATTGACGCTCGACGGGCCGAGGGATTCCTCGCCTTGGGTCCTGTATTCACCCGGCTCCAAGTCGAGTTCTTTGGAAAAGACATCGAACGAGTCTTCGGAATCGCCCAAAGGGCCGGGCTGATCCCACCGGCCCCGCCCGAGGTTCAGGGCCAAGGCATCAACATCAAGTACCGCTCGATGCTCGAAATCGCCCAAGACGCGGCGGCCTCGGCCGGTATCGAGCGCATCTTCCAAGTCGCCGGGCAGATGGGTGGCATCGACCCGGCGGCAATGGACAACGTTGACATTGACTACGGCATCGAGAAGATGTCCTTCCTGCTCAACAACGACCCGCGCCTGATCCGTTCGCCCGACGCACTACAGCAGATTCGACAGAACCGGCAGCAGCAGCAACTCCAAGCCGAGCGTGCGCAGCAGGCCGAGCAACTTGCCAAGGCGGCGAAGGTCGCCGGTGATGTTGACGTCGGCGGCGGACAGAACGCCATTCAAGCCATGCTTGGGCAGCAACCGTGACCGATGAGCCCTACAATGCAGCAGAGCGTCAGCATATTCGGCAGGCGGCGAAGCAGTCGAAGCTCATTGCTGTCCAGCGCGGCCAGTTTATTGCCAATATTATGTCCACTGTCCCCGGCCGAGCGTGGGTCTTCGACCTCCTTGAAGCAGCCCACGTCTTCGCTAGCACATACTCCGACATTGCCCTCCGCACCGCCTTCGGCGAGGGCGAACGATCAATGGGCCTCAGAATCCTGGCCGACATCATGCAGGCCTGCCCCGACCAATACGTCACAATGATGAGAGAACGAAATGAGCGATCCACAACTGAACAATCCCGGCGTCCAGCCGCCACCGCAGCAGACTCCACCGCCGGAGCCCCCGCCGAAGGAGCCGACGACGGAGACGAAGCCGCCGACACCGACGACGACATCTACGACGAGTACAACCGAGCCCAAATCGCTCCTCAATCAGGAACCGAAGACCGGCGCACCTGAGAAGTACGAAGAGTTCAAAGTCCCTGAGGGCTACTCGCTCGACGCCGAAGTCGCTACCGAAGCCGGTAAGCTCTTCAAGGACTCCAACCTGAGCCAAGCTCAAGCTCAGAAGCTAGTCGATTTCTACGTCTCAAAGACGAACGAAGCTTTCCGCCAGCCATACGAAGCCTACGAGGCTCTCCGAACTGAGTGGCGAGAAAAGGCGAAGGCTCACCCTGAGATCGGGGGGAGCTTCGACCGAGTCCTCTCTACCGTCGCCAAGGCGATCGATAGCGTGGGCGATGCCGCACTCGCGTCTGAGTTCCGGCAAGTGATGGACATGACCGGCGCTGGAGACCATCCGGCCTTCATCCGGTTATTCTACAAACTCGCTTCTCAGCTAACGGAGGGTCGCCCCATCATGGGCAACGGCCCTGCCAAGGCTGGGCAACAGGACCCGTCGAAGGGCAGGCCCGTCACAGCGGCGCAAGCCCTTTATCCGACACTCCCATCTGGAGCCTAACACATGGCAACCATAGGCGCTTTGGCGCTTACGTATGGCGACTGGGCCAAACGCATGGATGACGGCTACCGTGTAGCCACCATCATCGAACTGCTCAGTCAGACGAACGAAATCCTCGAAGACATGCTCGTGATGGAGGGCAACCTCCCCACTGGCCACAAGACCACCGTTCGGACCGGCTTGCCGATCGGTACATGGCGCCTGCTCAACGCTGGCGTCCCGAATGCCAAGTCGACCACGGCGCAGATCGTCGACACGTGCGGCAATCTGGAAACCTACGCCGTGATCGACAAGGACATTGCCGACCTCAACGGCAACACCGCTGAGTTCCGGCTCAGCGAAGTGAAGGCGTTCCTTGAGGGCATGTCGCAGCAAGTGGCGACGACGCTCATCTACGGCAACCAGTTTGCCAACCCTGAGCGTTTCACCGGCCTTGCGCCTCGGTACCCTACTGTCACCACCGCCAACTCTCAAACGGCGGCCAACGTCCTCGATGCCGGTGGCACGGCGTCGGTGAACACGTCCATCTGGATCGTGTGCTGGGGCGCGGATACGCTCTTCGCCACCTTCCCGAAGGGCAAGATCACCGGCCTCCAACACCGGGACATGGGCGAGTGGCCGGTGCAGGATAGCGCCGGTAACACGTATCAGGCCTACCGAGATCACTTCAAGTGGGAGATCGGTCTGGTGCTTCGTGATTGGCGCTACGCAGTCCGCATCGCCAATATCGACACCACGATCCTCACCGGTGTCTCGGCAGCCAACCTGATCAACTTCCTCGTCCGAGCGCTGTACCGTCTGCCGACCCAGCCAGTCAGCGCCGGTACAGTCCAGACCTCGGACACTCCGGAAGTTCGGGCCAACATGGGCCGCACGATCATCTACGCTAATCGTGTCGTCCGCACCTACCTCGATCTCCAAGCTATGAACAAGACCAACGTCCTGCTTCGTATCGAAGAGTTCGACGGTAAGCCGATCACAACCTTCCGAGGCGTACCCGTTCGGACCTGTGACGCAATCCTCAACACGGAAGCAAGGGTGGTCTAACATGATCCTTGACAGACTCCTCACCTTCACTGGCAACGTTGCCACTGGCACTATCACTGACTCGCCGACGGCGACCGGTGATGCCAGCAACGTCATCGACCTTGGCGTCAACTATCCGAGCCCGCCTCCAACGCTGTTGTCCACCGATCCCGGTGGCCCACTGGCGCGTGGCGGTGCCCGTGACATCGGCGTTGGCGATGACCCAATGCTCAAACTGTTGGTCGTCGTCACCACCACCTTTGCTGGGCTGACCAGCCTTACCTGCTCCCTCTCAGGGGCGCCGGATAGCACCACCACACCTAACACCCCTGGCACATTCACTACCATGTGGACGAGCCCGGCGGCTGTGGTTCTGGCCAACCTCGTGCAAGGCGCGTACCTCGCCAACGTGGACGTGCCTCGGCAAATCCCTGGCCAACCGATGCCTCGGTTCCTCAAGCTCACCTTCACGGTGGCTGGGACCGGTACGGGCGGCTCGGTGTATGCTGGTATCGTGATCGACCGGTTCGACCAGCCTTGGGGTGGCACGGCTACAGTGCCTGCACCTTCTGGCTACGTCCCCGGCGTTGTGGTCAACAACTAATGCGCTGGCTATGGGCAATCGTGGTTGGGGCGGCACTTGCCGCCCTGACCGGGTCCTCGGCCATACCACAAGGCATTGGACCACAGCAGTTCTTTTGCAACAGGTCTGCCAACGGCGCTGGTGCCGTTGGCACGACGCAGATTGTAGCTCCAATCGCCACTCAGGCCGTGACGTTTTGCGGCTTTGAGGTAACGGCGGCGGCTGCGGCTACCTTCCAGATCATCACAGGCGCAGGTGCCACCTGTGGTACCAACACTCTGAACATAACGGCGGCATATGACCTCGGCGCGCTTAGCGGGCTCACCGGCACCAGCCGCCAAGTCTCTGGCGCACAGGGCGCAGGGATGTGCGTCATCGTTACTGGCACCGGCCCTGTTCACTATACGGTGTACTACGCGCAGCTATAGGAGGGCCTAATGCGCAGGCTTTGGCTAGTAGTCGCTGCCCTTATCTGTTCGCTGGGGCCTGCCGTTCCGCAGGGGCAGGTTGGCCCGGCCAACATGATCTTGTGTAACCAAGTCGCCACTATGGCGGTTGGGCCCAGCACGATCCAGACACTCATTCCCGGCTCGGCACAGAAGACGATCAACCTGTGTGGTTGGCACGTCACCAACACCGCTGCCACTGGTACCTTCAGCATATCTTGGGGACAGCAGACCACGACCCCGTGCGACACCAACACCAAGGTCCTTGTCCCGGCAATGAACGTCACCAACACGGCGCCGTCTGCTGACCACTCCGGTTATGCCTTCACCTCAACCCCGGCGGCTACGCCCGGCTACGCCATCTGCGTCACGCCTAGCGTCGCCACCATCGCAATAGTCCTATACTACAGCGTCATCTAGGAGGGCCCAATGGCCAGATGGAAGTTAATTGAGGCCCACTACCTCAATGCGACCGGCAAGGATCAGAGTGAGTGGGAGTCAAAGGAAACCGACCGTACCTCCGGCCGCACGGCTCGGATCGTTTACAAGGTGCCCCGGCTGCTCGATCCTAAGGACCAAGCCGACTTCAATTACCGTGAAGATGGCATCATCGTTGTGTGCCATGAAGGTAAGGGCAAGCCGAGGGACATCGTTTTCGAGGGCGACCCTACGCCTGGGATGGAGCCGATGGACGACGAGGCCATGGCCATCACCGAAGCTCTTCGTCCCTCTTGGCATGACCCGATCAACGAGTTCTCGGCGATGAGCCGTGATGAGCGGATGATGCTGAACCTGCAAGAGCAGATCGCCGACATTAAGCAGAACGGTATAGCAGGGCCGAAGATAGTACAGGCAGGTGGCGTCAGCCGAGAAGAGTTCGAGGCGCTACAGGCCAAGTACGCGGAGTTACAGGCCCAGTTAGCTGAGAAGCCCACACGGAGGGTGTGATGCCCCTAATTGCCGCCGTAGGAGGCCCACAGACAGTCGCGTCGGCGTCTGGTGGCAAAGTCAAAGGGTTCAACGCCATAGGTGCCACACCCATTGTCGTAGCACCTGCCAATGCGCAGCGGGTGCGGATCGTTTTCCATAACCCCGGCGCTGCTGCCACGCTCTACGTGGCCCCGATGGTCGACCGAGATGGGCTGCCAGTGGTGCCAACGCTTACTGCTTTAGGCGCAACCTTCGCCGTCTTTGGCGGCGCCTACGTTACGATCGAGGGTGAGTGCCAAGGTGCTTGGCAGTGCTTGGCCTCAAGCGGCGTCAACAACCCTCTAACGGTGATGGATAGCAATGTATAAGCATCTGCTAATTATTGCCGTTCTGGCGGCAGCTGGATCGCTTGTACCCTCGTCTCCGGCTGCCGCTCAGGGTTGCGGCTCCAATAACCCCAACTGCATTGTGCCAATGGCACCGCCGGGCGACGCCTCTAACCGAGCGGCCAGCACATTGTGGGTGCAACAGAACGCTGCTGGTCCAGGGGCAGGCGTTAGTAGCTGGAACGGCCGGTCGGGTATAGTCGTTCCGGCTATTAACGACTACAACTTCACGCAGATAGGTCCCGGGCTGCTCGGCTTCAACCAGATGCCGACGGTTGCCGACAGCCAAGTCTATATGAACACCGGCGCCACGGTGGCTGGCGTCACAATCCCTAACTGCACCGGCGGCCAGCAGAGCCTGCTCTACACCGCCTCGTCGCACACCTTCAGCTGCAACACCGTCAACCCAATCGTCAACAGCGTGTTCGGCCGGACGGGCGTCGTCACCTCGGCCAACGGCGACTACTCCTTCGGCCAAATCTCCGGCCAGACCAGCTTCGCCCAGCTGCCAGTGGCGGGCATCAACTCCGTCTACGGCAACATCAGCACGCCAAGCGCCTTGGCAATGCCAGCGTGCAACAACCCGAACCAAGCTCTCCAATGGGTTCCCAACGGCGGCTTTAGCTGCCTCGTTATATCCGGTGGTGGAGGCGGTGGTGGTCTCCCCACGATCAACGCCGACAGCGCCCTCGGCAACCCATCTGGCTCTGCCACCAACCTCCTGACCGGCATGGCCCTACCAGCCTGTACAGGCAGCACCAGCGCCCTACAATACTCCACTGGGACCCACGCGTTCAGCTGCGGCACAATCACTGCCACGTCGCCGGTGACGAGCGTCTTCGGTCGCACTGGTGCCGTCGTCCAGGTGAGCGGTGACTATACCTTTTCCCAGATCGGCGGCACAGCCACCCTAACCCAGCTACCGACAGCTACAGCCAACTCTCTGCTTGGTGGCCTGACGGCCACTGCCCCAAGCTACTTGGCTGTGCCGTCATGTAGCACTGCCAACCAAGCCCTTCAGTGGACCAGCGGCACCGGCTTCAGCTGCGTCACGATCACGGCTGGCACAGGCACGGTTACCTCGTTCTCGTCCGGTAACCTAGCGCCACTGTTCACCACGGCGGTTACCAGCCCGACGGTTTCACCGGCTCAGACGTTTACCCTCTCTGCTGCTGCGGCCAATACGGTGTTCTCGAACTGGACCAACAGCAGCGTAGCCCTTCCACAGTTCAACACCTATCCGACCTGCAATGGCGCCAACCAAGTCCTCAACTACTCGCCGGGCACTGGGCTCACCTGCGTCACCCTTCCAGCACCACCGGCGAACCCGTTGATAGCATCCGGCACCGTGGCACTAGCCACAGCGGCTATTGCCTCAGGCGCATGCGCCACAGCAGTGACGGGCACAGCTACAGCCGGTAACGCCGCCAACATCCTCACCACAGACATCGTCACCACCTCCTTCAATGGAGATCCCACTGGCGTCGTCGGCTACCAACCGCTCACCACTGGTATGCTCACCATTATCCCTTACCCAACGGCTGGTGCAGCTAACTTCAAGGTCTGCAACATCACTAACGCGTCAATAACTCCGGGAGCGATAACGTTGAACTGGCGAGTAGCCCGATGAGGTTGGCAATGGTCTTTCTGGCGTACTGCTTTGCAGTAGCGCTCGCTCAGGCGCAGGTCGGCCCTATGTTTCCAGGGCCGGGACCAGCGTCCTTCGGCGCGCCGCCACCATCGTGCACATCTATTGGGACGGCGGGCGCCAATGCCCAAACCGCTACGTCGGTGCTGACTACCACTGGCGCCGTTCCGGCTGGTGCCGCCATCGTTGTTGCCAGCACTACTTCGGGCGATGTCTTCACTAATCAAGGCGGCAACATATCTGGCATCACCGATAGCGCAGGTAACGTATACACAAACGTAAGGGTTTGGCTCCCTGGTGCAGTGTTCAACGGCGCCGTCGTCGAGCTATGGGTTACGGGTAATGCTAAGGCGATAGCCACCGGTGGTACAATTACAGTCAGCTACACCGCTTCGTTATCTACTCGCCCGTTTGTGTGGAGTGCGGTTGCCGTCAATAACATTAGTGGGCTGGATGTAAGCAATATCACCACCGGGATAACAACGACTACGCCAACGGTGAGCGTGACGCCAACCCAAAGCCCCGGCCTTGCCATCGGGTTCGTGGGCGGGAATAGCACGTCCGCCCCAACGATTACAGAGGCGAGCGGCTGGGCGAACTCCGCGCGTAGTACGGCCTTCAATCAAGCTGGCGTTTTCCAGAGCCTCAACGTGGCGTGTAAACAGTTTCCAACGGCTGTTGCACAAACCTACAACCCAACCTACAGCGCGGCATTCAATAATGCCGCTGACATCATAGTAACATTCCCGGCTGTACAGCCGGTTGGATCCTGTATCCCCAACACAGCAAGCAACACAGTCGGCAACGTCAACAACACCTCTATTATGCCAGCTACCGACGTCGATGTGCTGGCGCTACAGCACTTCGACAACAACGGCACTGACACTAGCATCTGGAACCGGACAGGGACGCTGACTGGCACCGCATCGTTCTCTAGTGTGCAGAGCAAGTTCGGTGGGTTCTCTCTATTAAATCCCACTGGAGTGGCGACCGCCTATCTGCTGCCGCTTAACCAGTGGTACGAAACGTCTTTTCAGGACTGGACGATTGAGTGGTGGTACTTTGCCAACAATACCACTCAGACCGGCTTCAACTTCTTCACCGACAACAACCAAACCCAGTTCGGGCTGGACAACGTAACCAACGGCTACTTTGTAAACCTAGCTGCGACCAACCCATGGGCCTACACGGCACCCATTCCATTGACTACTGGCTGGCATCATGTGGTCTGGCAGCGCAGGTACGACACAACAAATGGCGGCGCTGGTGCTGGCTGGAACTGGTACTTCTGGCTTGACGGTCAAGCTAGACCTGTCACAAATACGACACCTCAGGGTGCCGGTGGTCCTGCCATTGGGATGGTTGGCGGCTTCACTGGGGGACCGACCACAAACGCCTTCCGATATAATGCCGGTTTCAATGGCTACATAGATGAGCTACGCATCTCTCAAGTGGCCCGATACGGCGGCAGCCCATTCTTCACCCCGCCGACTGTGCCATTCTGTGACCCACAATCTGGCACCACGGCTGGAGCACTGCTTGGCTTTTCTGCGCACCAAAATAATCAATTCACCCCACCATCACCGCAGCCACCATCCATTACCACTTTTAGGGCTGCACCAGCCGGATCGACGATCGTCATAACTATAGGTGGGCAGACAGCTTCTGGTTCACCTATTACGGCTATGACTGATAGCGCTGGTAATACTTATACAAGGGCAAGGCTATCGAGTAGTGGGTTGGTAGTGCTCGACCAGTGGTACGCCAAGAACGTGACCGCTTTGCCTGCCGGTGGTACGATCTCGTTCACTGGGACTGGCACGGTCATATCGTTTGACGCCGCTGCAATCTTTCTCACCGGCATGAACGCTACGACGCCGCTCGACGTGCAGAACAGTGTAGCTACCAGCGGTGTAAGCCCAACGATCAGCACCACGACAACCCGCGCCAACGAGGTAATGGTCGGTGCATGGTCAGGCTACACTTGGCAATGTAACGCCGCTAACCCGCCAGTGAGGCCGATGGGCGCTGTTGAGGCTCCCGGCTGGCAACCTTGGCTGATCAGATACATTACGGACGTCCAGACCTGCCAACAGGTAACGACCTACATATCGCTTAAATCGGCACCGACGGCTGGCTCTCAGACCTTCAATCCTACTATCATCGACAATGGCAATGCCAGCATTCAGAACAATGGCCACTTGTCCATATTGGGGTTTGGGCCATGAGGCGGTGGCAATGGCTTATAGCTGCGTTCGCTCTGGTGGCGCTGCTGCTTATTGCTTGGGCCTTCCACGTCGAGGCACAGCCCAAGCCACTGTTGGAACCAATCTCGCCGCTGTATGAGGAGCACATAATAGAACTTGATCGGCAGGCAATGGACGCTGCCTACGAAGATAGGCTCCAGCATCTATTCGCGGTGTGGACAGTGGACGATACTGACCAGCCCCAACGAGTCGTCGCTGGCGCCAACAAAGCGCGCCGGGCTTATATTGCGGCTATGGTGGCAATAGACAAGAGGGCACGGGAACTAAAGGAGCTACAGCAAAAGGGGAAGTGAGCATGGCACAACCTGTTAACCCAATGGTTATTGATCTGTCGCACTGGGACCCCGCTGACGACTACAGCGCCGTTATGGATGATGGTATTCACGGCGTCATCTACAAGGCTACGCAGGGCACCAGCTACACCGACGATACCTACGTCTCTCAGCGCTCTGCTGCTAGAGCCGCTGGGCTGAAGTGGGGGGCATACCACTTCGCCGATAGCTCTAGTACACAGGGCCAAATCGACAACTTCATGAGGTTCGCCGCGCCAGACCCCGATGAGTTGTTCTGCCTCGATTGGGAGGACAACGGCGGCGCCAAGATGAGCCGTTCACAGGCCGAGCAGTGGATACAAGGCGTGGAAGATCGCCTTGGCCGCCCGAACCAATGCGTAGTCTATGGCGGCAACACCATCAAGGAAGCAATCCCCAACTCGCCAAATGAGTTCTGGTCAGCGCGGCGCTTGTGGCTCTGTCAGTACAGTGACTCTGCGTCGTGGCCGACAGAGGTTTGGCCGGTCTATTGGCTCTGGCAATTCACCGATGGCCAGTATGGGCCGGGTCCACATTCAATCAGTGGCGTTGGCCACTGCGACATTAACAGCTACCGGAACGGCCCGCCAGAGCAGCTAGAGGCAGAGTGGGCAACTGGTCAGTCCGAGCCGACGCCGCCAGAACCAACCCCGACGCCGGATGCTGGTGAGGTCTCGGTGGTGGTAGCGACCACGCCGGGAGTCATTGTCAAGGTCAGGCAAGTAGTGTGGACGCCACAGCAGGCGATGATGACCCGGGAAGTCTTTAAGAAGATGCGTGAGAAGGAGGCCAAATGAAAATAGTCATTAGCTCTGGCCACGGACAGCTTATCCGTGGAGCTTCGTCCAGCCCTCGGCCACCTTATCTTGACGAAGTTGATGAGGCTAGGAAGGTGGTTAACCGAGTAGCGGAGCTTTGGAAGCAATCCGGCGTTGGCGTAGACGTGTTCCATGATAACACGTCTACGTCACAAAACCAGAACCTCAACACGATCGTCAACTACCACAACTCGCGCACGCGCGACCGAGATGTGTCTGTGCACTTCAACGCCTATCAGAAGTACACGGCCGCACAGAAGCCCAATGGTATGGGTACGGAGTGCTTATATGTTACCCAGTCTGCCCTTGCTACTACTGTGGCTGGTGCAATGGCCAGCGCTGGCACCTTCATCAACCGAGGGCCGAAGTATCGTAGCGACCTCTTCTTCCTCAACAACACCCGGATGCCAGCCATACTCCTTGAGGTGTGCTTCGTGGATGCTGAGGTCGACGGCAACAAGTACCGGCAGAACTTTGAGCGACTGTGCGTTGCCATTGCGGAATCTGTCAGCGGAGTGAAGGTGCAAGGTCCGCCGGTTGAGCCAGAAGAACCGCCGGTCGAGCCACCTGTCGAGCCGCCCACTGAGCCTACCGGCAACAACCACCTCGACATGACCGTCAGAGGCGAAGGCAACTTCACCGTCCTCTTCAACGGGGAGCCCATCACCGTTGGCGATGGCTCTACCAGCAACCAAGTAGCCGCCGCGCTATCGTTTACTGGCGACGTCAACATCACTATCAACGGACAGGACTTCCAGAACTTCCAGCCGACGGAGCCCTCTGGCCCACAGGCTAACCACACCAACATCACCGCCACAGTATTTGGAGGATCAAGTGATCCCAATAACTCTGCCTATCCACCTTATGATGCGTTGGGGGACACGGAGTTGTACCTCGCCCTGCCCGTCAACGTCCCCGACGCAGCCGTCCGTAACCGTGGTGTCCGCGTGTATAACAGAGCGACAGGCCAAAGCGCTGTCGGCAAGATTCGGGATAAAGGACCCTGGCTGGTTGATGACGAGGCTTACTGCAATGGAACCGCCACGGCCATCGCCGTTACCTGCTACCAGAACCAAACGCCACTCCCACGAGGCCCCAATGCCGGTCGAGTGCCGAGCAACGACGCTGCCATTGATCTATCCCCCGCACTATCAAGAGCTATCGGAATATCTGGAAAAGGCAAGGTAGATTGGGAGTGGGTTGAGCCAGAGGTAGCATGACTGTTACGGGCACCATCAATGCGGCCGTCGATGCACTTAGGCATCAGCCGATGATGCTGTTCGTGATCGTCCTCAATGTCATCATCATCGGGGCGATCTTCTACACCAACAGGGAGTCACAACAGGCTGACCATGCACTAATCTCTAAACTCTATGAGCAGCACGCCGAACTATCTAAGCTGCTCTACAACTGCACGCCAACAAAATGAACCTCAATGACTTCATACGCAAGTTACAGCAGGACGTCAAAGCTGAGCTTGGCAGGCAGGTCGGCGTGGTGCAGCAGAAGGTCGAGGTCAAGGTCATTGAGGCAGTTAAGAAGGTACCAGACGTTGTTGGGGTTCTTGTATCGAAGGAGAGTCCAGTGGGCGCGTTTAACAAGGCTATAGTAGCGCTGGTTATGTCGGCGCTTATCATCATCGAGACGCTAACAGGCTTCAACATAGGGCTTACCGAGGGCACGCTAGTTACCATCCTCGGCGTCCTGACACCCATCTTAGTGTGGTTGATACCGAACTATCCTAAGGACTAGAGATGGCGCGGTTCACCCCGCGCGAACAGGACGTGCTGAAGGCGTTAGAGAGCGGAGTAAGCAATACCAAGGAGATAGGGCTCAGGTTGGGGATCAGAGAAGGAACCGTAAAGGTCCACCTAGGGAACATGTATAAGAAAGAGAACGTTCACAGCCGCACGTCTCTGCTGGCTAAGCTACTCCGCGAAGAGCGGAGAGAGGAATTGCCTGTGCAGTACAGCTTCCAATGGCGCAAGGGCTAGGCCATGACCGTATCAACCACTATTAACAAGATCACGTATCAAGGCAACGGCTCGACGACGGCGTTCAGTTTCAACTTCGCCTTCCCGGCAGGGCTGACTAGCTCTCAGGCGGCACAGTTGCTATCGGTGGTGGTTGTTGACCCGACTGGTACATCAACGCCAATCAACTTTGGACCGGGCGTGACACAGTACCAGCTCAACATACTGCTACCGATAGCGCCTAATCCAACCAGCGTGGGTGGCGTGGTCACCTACGCGCCGAACGGTGTGCCACTAGCCGTCGGCAACTTCATTACTATCACCCGCCTTCTACCCGATGTTCAGCCGACCTCGCTCCAGGCTCAAGGCACGCTCTATCAACCGGTGGTCGAGCAAACGTTCGACTATCTGACCATGCTAACCCAGCAGCTGATCAATGCAGCTGGGCGCAACATCATGGCGCCGCCGACTGACCCGGCGGGGCTCAACTACGTCCTACCGGCTGCTGGTGCCCGTGCTAATTCAGCGCTGGTGTTCGACGCCAGTGGCAACGTCGCTACTGGCGTCCTACCCTCCGGCGGCGTGATCTCTACGCCCATGATCCCAGTGTGCGGCGCCGCCTCGATACCCGTGGCGCGCACAGCGCTGGGCCTTGGCACGATAGCCACCGAGGGCATCGGCGGTGGCCTTCAAGATGATGGCGCTAGCAACGTCAGGGTTATCTTTGCCATCAACAAGATCAGTGGACCGGCTACCGTCGTTATTGGGAACTACCTTCAGAGGTTCAAAGCGGTTGGCCCACTGACGCTGACGCTAAGCAAAGCCAGCACAACGTACTTCAATGGGTTTGGGTTCTGGCTGGAGGTGCTACCACAGTCAACCGGCCCAGTGACCATTGCCATCGACGCAGGTGACCAGTTCGAGAACCTGCCGAGCGGCGCCAGCGTCGTTGCGCAGCCGGGCTCGTCTGCGTTCATCAGCACCGATGGCGCGTCCAATGCCATCTGGTACCTAGAACTCTCCCGTGGCGCTCAGGCCACGGCGCCGCCGGTTGGATCGTTCTCTGGTGGCCTGTCCATTGATGTGGCGAGCAACACGACAGCGACTTGCAGCGTTGGATCGGTTGTCGTTAGCGATGGGCAGAACTACTTCACGACGACCCCAACCGGCGGCATCAACACAGCCACCATCGGTCCCGGCGGCCTTGATGTGGGGCCACTGGCCGTCAACACGTTCTACAATGTGTGGGTAATCTACGGCACTCTATCGGGCACGTCGACGTGGATCATGAGCCTCGCCAGTACGTTCACGGCGCTGAAGGCCAATCTACCGGCGACGTACAATGCCGGTGCCCTGCTGGGCATATTGAAGACCGCCCCAGCCTCGACGAACCTGATGGGGACGAGGCAACGGTTACGGCGGGTCGAGTACCTGCCGGGCGTCGGCGCAACCACCGGCCTCCCCAGTGTGATCAGTGGGACTCAAGGTAGTATTAGCGTTCCCACTTGGGTTAGCACGGCGCTAACTGGCATAGTCCCGGCTGGCGCAGCGTCGTACGACGTAGTGCTATCGTATCAGACCACCTCGGGCGCGTCGGCTTGTATGGCAGCGCCCAGCAGCAACTATGGCGCAATCACCTCGACAACCAATCCGCCGCCGCTGTCGTTGAGTGGCTTCCAGACGGCTGGTGCGGGGCTCAACAATAATAGCCCAGAGACAGCTATGGCAACCTTCCTCGGCCCTGGCCCGGTGTTCTATGCCAGCAGCGGCGCCGGTGGCGTCTTCATCAAGGGATTCGACCTTAACATATGAGGTAACCATGCCCAGTACATCAGCTAAACAGGCCCGGTTCATGGCAATGGTCGCTCATGATCCGGCTGCTGCCAAGCGCGTGGGCGTTCCACAGTCGGTTGGCAAAGAGTTCAACCAAGCGGATGCTAAGACTGGCATCTTGCGTAAGAAGAAACCGAAAGGAAACCCGGGTAATGACAGACGATACTGAAGAACTCCGTACGCTGAAAGAAATTCGGCGTGAGCTTGCCACTATCCGTGAACTCGTAGGCAAGGTGATCTTCTACATCACCGAGGCCGAGACCGAGGTCCACGAGAAGATGCGCCGATTCACTATGTACATGCACGACATCCACGACATCACGTACATGTACGAGCAGCGGGGGCTACCGGTCCCGGAGTGGATCAACCGGGAACTGGAGCGGTGCGATGATCGTTTCAGGCAATTACTGAACGAGGCACATCTGGAAGGCGGCACCTTTGCCAAGGTCCGGGCAGAGATGGCGAAAGACCCATTTGCCAAATGGGACCACACTAGACGTATCGAACACTTCAAAGGAGATCGTAAATGAAGCAAGGCAGAGCAACTAGGGACGTAAGCGAGTCCCACAAGGTCGAGCCGACCAGTAAGTCGATCAACCCCACCTTCGTGGCGCAGATGGGAAATATGCAAGGCGACCACGTCACGGACAAGGGAGACATCCCGTTCAAGACTGAGCCCTTGCATCAGGGCCAGACTTTGAAGGCGCCAATGGCTGGCACCACCTGTCACCACTCTGGATCACAAGGAAAACACTAATGGCTATCACACTGGAACGCATCGCCACTCTGTTGCAGGTAGCAGATTTGGCGGCGAAGTACGGCAACCTGAATGGCATACTGGGCCTCGCCAACGGTGAGCTTATAGAAGCCAATAAGGAGGCCCTTAAGCAGCTGGAGGAGAAGCAGAAGAAGGAAGCCGAGGAGCGGGCTAAGCAGTTTGCCGAAGCTAAAGCGGCCCAAGAGGCCGAGGAAAAAAAATCAACTGAGTCAGCAGAACCAGAGCACGCAAGTGCAAGGAGGATATAATGGCGAGACCAATCCTAAGCGAGTACGGGCCGGAGCGCACAGTCGGTCCAAAGAGCCCACCCGGCGGCGTCACGTCCGCTAAGCCGCTGTCGTACTCCGAACCCACTGGCCGGAAGAACATGGGCCGTGGGCCGGGCGACAACGCATCCGTCCACAAGTCAGGATCACAAGGCAGCTATGGACACTGTGACACAAGCGGAGGACCCGGCATCGGAGGGGACAAGCACCCCGGCGGTTCCCAGCGGTAAGGCCGCTACGACGCCACCACCTACGGCGCCAGCGAAGATACTTCAAATCCAGCAGCTGGAGGGGCTGGCATCCCTCTTGGCACTGGATCAGGATGGCA